TAATGAATACTCTTAGTAAATCAGCATTAGGTGTAGCACCACTATATTCTGCTACTGCTCCAATAGATGTATTATAAGATCTAACAGCTTCAGTTAGTTCAGCAAATGCAAATTTACCAGGTACTAATGATATATTAGGTACTGATAAAGTATTAATAGATGTTGTCCAATTATTTTCTGAAATTTCATGATCAACTGTTGATATTAAAAATTTTAATGTTTCAGGATATTGTGGAGGTAATATTTCTTGTCTGATTTGTAAGGCATTATATATTTTAATACCAGATAAACCCTCAAATTGAGCATTTAAATCAGCTGGTATAAACCCTATAGTACTGGAAGGTTGGCGGTATTTTTCGTATATAAAATTATGTAAGGCATTTATGTAAGCTTTAAAGGAATTAAATCCATTTTTTACGTTTATATCATTATAGTCCCAATAAGTAGGTTCATTGTCAGTACCATTTTTAAATTCTATACCATTAAATGTACCACCTAAAGAAGAAGCAATCCAAAAATCCCAATTTGTGCTAAATTTATCAAATAATTCAGTCAGTGTTATTTTAGCATCTTCCGATTTTTTAACTATTAAAAAGTCCTCTACTTTTTGAACATATTCTGCCCATGTAACTGATTGAAAAGCACCTGAAAAATCAGGTAAACCATTTATTGAAGGAACAAATCTAGGTCCTTTAAACTCAACATTTAAAGCTTTAGTTGTATCCTTAGCACCTAAAATTTCACTTTGTTTCTTATTATAAGAAATTACACCAGATACAATTCCTGTAGGAGCATATTTACTATAATTAGAGGCTGCAGCCTTTGCAAATGACCACCAAGTAGATAAAGTTTCCGAGACTGTTAGATCTATTTTAGATGAATTATAATTATCATATAGTGCTATAGCTAATTCAGCATCTATATTTTGAGTTACATTTAAACCTAATTCATTAAATCTTGATCCTATATCGTTTATTTCTTTCATTACCCTAGATAATCGTGGATCTATTACATCCATTTGGTATCTATCTATTAACCCTTCATTCCATTTAGAAAATGCAGTACCATCATAATTTTTAGTACTTGTACCAGCTGCCGTTGCTCCAACTGCTATAGTAGTAGCGGTACCAGGGCTAATTCTAGTAGTAAATTTAAAGTCTTTAACAAAATTAGAAAAAGGAGATGTAATTAAATTATCTGGGTTGTTAGGGTCTTTTACTCCAGGAGATGGGTTGTAACCAAATATTTCAAATAGTGGGTTAGGTATAGGTTTATTATTAGCAAATCTTGCATCTTTAGATTCTTCCACACCAACTATAGGATTTTGATCTATAATTTTAATTATTTTATCTTCTACTATAACAACCTCTAAATTATTAATATATCCTAAGGATTTATTAATCCCATTACATATATCAGTTAGAAAATTATATAAATTAAGTTCACCTTTTACATTAACTTTAGATAGACATTGAGAAATAAATTCATAATTTAAATAAATATTCATTATATTACCATATATAATAGTAGATTCCTGGTTTCCTGTTTTAGTTGATAAAGAAACATTTTCTAATGTTCCAAACGGTTTCAATTTACTCCATCCTTGGGATAAGTTAAACTCAATTTTATCTCCTATAGGTTCTTGTATTATAGGTTTAATAATACAAATTCTAGGATCTATAGCAACTTGATTAGGATAAGCAGCACATAAGTTAGTTGTTGGTTCATTATCTATATTTAATATAAGGTCATTAGCTGTTTCACATTTGTTTACTAGTACAGGGATACAGGATTTTTTTACTTTATCTAATAATTCACCAAAAGATAAAAAGTAATTATATCTACTTAAAGTTTGAGTATTTTTTTCTTTATCATCATTTTTAAATATATTTTGCCCAAAAATCCTACTAACATTAATATAATTATTATTACTACCATTAAATACATCGGAACTAGCTATGTCTATAAATAAATCTTGAGATAGTTGGTTATCTCCTGCTCTTGATACTATGGACGAGTCCACCACTTTTTCTCCCTCTTTTTCTGCTAATGATGCCGTTAATTTTTTTAATTCTTTATCAGTTAATACTTCTGTTTTTGTAGTTACTTGTAAAGATTCTACTACAGCCCCTACTGTAACTAAAAATATTTGTATGTCGTAAGTACCATTAGAATTAAATTCCCATTGAAAATTTTCTACTCTACCAAAAAACCCATCATAATTCCCACCATATTTAGATCTATATTTATCTATTAATCTAATCATATCTAATTGGCTATTGCAACTACCATCATTAAACCATTGGTCTTCAATAATAGAATTACCTGTGTTTTTTATAGTTTTACCACCATCAAGGGAATATTTATCCCATCCCCATTCTACTAACATAGAATAACCTAATCTTAAATATAAAAGTTCTATTAATTGGAATTGAAATTTATTATATGCTTTTAAAGTTAAAGTTCCTTTTCTTATGGAACCTCTATTTTGGCTATTTACAGTAAAAGAAATTAAACCAGGGGCAGGATTAAGACCAAAATCACTACCTCCTAAACCATAGGAATTACCCTGATTCCAAAAATTATTTGATTCATTGCTAAATTTAGCGTTTGTAACTCCACTTCTTGGAGAGTATGATTTATTAGATAGTTCAGACAAGGTATTAAATAAAACTGCTTTTCTAGCTAATTGAGTACCAGTAAAATCTTCTACTGGTGTTAAATTATTTTGTCTTAGTCTTGCCTCACCTAAACTTATAGGATTAAAATTTTCAGGTAAAACAGCTTTAGGGTATTTATTACTGTAACCATCTAATTGAGCTAATTTTTCATCATCCGATTGTGGATCTACAAAAACAGAAGAGGCACATTTTAACCAGGCATTTTTATTGGTTAAAAGTTGCATTTGATTAGCATTTCTAGTACCACCTAGATAACCAGCTCCTTGAATTTTTTGTCTACTAACTATTTGATTTAATACGTAATCATCAAATCTTTCCCCTACTATATAACCCATAATTATATTCCATTTAAGTTATTATAAGCTGCTACAGCTGCTCCTACATTAGCTGGAATTCTAATTTGTTTATCTAATGGTAAATAGTACGAATCCTGTCTAAGTTCACCATTTGCTGTTGATATAACCCACCATAAATCAGAATCACCATAATATTGTAATGCTAAAATATCAAATCTATCACCTTGAGACGCAAATACATAAGTATCTTCACTAGATAAAGGTATTTCTGGGTATTTTACTCCATTCATACTTCTTTTACCTAGATTACCTTTTTTATCTATTTCTCTAGTTACCGGTACTCTTGAATATCTTGCCATTAGTTATTATTAGTTCTATTTGCTGCTTCTTGTAAATAATTTAAATTACCATTTCCACCTGTGTAATTATTTTCTTTTGTATCATTTTCTAAAGCTATATATCTTTGTCTACCATATCTAGTTAAGTTTCTACCACTGTAATCATTATTTTGTTTTCTTGGTACAAAGTCATGTATTGGGGTAAATGTAAATCCAGTTACATTAACTATCATTGGTAATTCTTTTACACTTCTATCTGATGCTACTCCAGTACCATCAGTAGTAACAGTAAAATTATTAGCATCAGGTAATGCTATCTCCCAAGGAGATTCATCAGGTATACTAAAATTAACTCCATTAATTATCCCATATTGTTCATAACACCAACCACCAATTGTTAGTCTACATAGATTACCTCTCATATATCCTATTTTAGAATAATCAGGCGCGCATAATGAAGCTAAAAAATTCATCTTTTGATGCATTGGTATTAACTCTTGTTTTGATTGAGCTGCTATAGTCCAATCTACACTTATTGTTCTACCAAATCCACCATATTTGTAAAAATCTTCTCCTCTACCCATATATTTTTGAGCTTCCCATTGGGCCTGATAGTCATCTGAAAAGTTATTAATGAAAGCTCTAAAATGAATATATTCTGATAGACTAGGATTATCATTATCTACAGCTGCTATTCTAAATTTAACAAAATCATTTTTTACTGCATCAGCTACTGCGAAAGAAGATTTATATACTGGTAGAGCATTTAATTTATCTAATGCATTTTTGGAATTATTAAAAACAGAACCTGATATAGGTGTATTTAAATCCCTTTTTCCTATAGTATAACTAGATAGGTTACCTCTTTTACCAGGATCTCCTAAATTAACCCTTTGTTCAATATGAAATTCATTTCCAGGTTTATTATCTCTAGTTCTAAAACCTAAAGTTGCTGGAATTTCTTGTGAACCACTAGGGGCTAATATAAATTGATAATTAGGATTTTGTAATGCCGTACCTCCTTTACCAGTTGGTATTCTTAGCTGCGGGCCTGGATTTATAGCATCTCCAATACTATCAACATCAATGTTAACAAAACTAGGTACACTTATTAATTGATTGTAAGTTAGGGCCGTTCTACCTACTGACTGGTTAATTCCGCTGCCCCAAAAATTTAAATTACTATCTTGTTGTGCTGTTTTGTTTTCTTTAGTTATATTTAATATTGTTTGTCCTACTCCTAAAGTAGCACCAGGACCACCTGCATATCTGTATAATTCAAATTCATTAAATGCATTAACAGCAAATATTTTTCTAGTAGCTAAATTAGTTAATCTACTTTTAACACCATCATTATCAAATCTACCACCTGGTCCCTGAGGAAACATAGTTCTTAAGTAGGTAGGCATAGCTAATGGTAAATTTCTATTTGTAGAAAAACCATAAGATTGTTGTAAATCTGGATTTACATTATCTATTGGATTAAATCCTTGTTTTATTACGTGATTACCAGCAAATCCTGTAGCTGCTTGTACTATTGTTTCTATTGGAGTATAAATACCTTGATTTACTGCTACATTATTTTGAAAAAATGTAGATATTTGTGAACCTAATCTTTGAAAGAAATTACCTGATTTATCTGCTGTTGCTGCAGAAAATTTTTCTACACCAGCTGATGAGTTAACATTAGTTAAAGATAATACATTTTGTTTTGCTATAAATAAAGGTCCATTAGGTGACCTAAAGTCAAATAACATTTTAGTTAATCTACTAACATCCCTTATAACAATATTAGGCACTAAAGTACCCCCACGTAAAAGAAAATCAGGTCCCCCTGTTCTACCTACGTCTGATAAGTCTTTTGGTATAGGAGTAGTTACATAAGGTTGGTTACTATTACCACCCCCAACTGTGTCCTTGCCATACCTTAAAGACTTAAGGTTAGTTTGCATATCAACTAATGGCATAATATTTTATTAGTTAGGTAAATTATTCAAGTACTTATTTGAATCTGGTTTAGGATTATCTAAAGTTGAAGGTTGTGGTAAGACTCCGTTTCTTGGTCTAACTTGTTCCGCTTCAGGAACACCATCAAAAGAATAATCTTTATGTAAAGTAGACTGTTGAAAGTTAGGTGTTATTGGAGTTTCTCCATTTAATTCACTTAAATTTGATCCTTGATTCATTAATTTGTCTTTTAATCCCATAATTGTTAATTTAAATTAATTTATTATAAATATTATACTGTAGCGTTCCTTGATACTTGGTATAGACCTACAGGACTCATTTGCTGTTTTTGCATTAATGCATTCATGTTTCTTAATTCGGCTATCATATCACTATTATCTGTTTTTAGTTTACCTTCAGATGTTGTAGTAGTTGATGTAGGAGAAGACATAAATTGGCCTGGATTTAATTTAGGAGATGTACCCATCATAGGTGATGATGTTAAGCCAGCTCCAGCTAAATCACTACCCGCTCCTAATAACCCACCGACTAAAGCACCTACAGGGTTAAATCCTGATACTACAAAACCTGTAAGAGCACCTGTTATAGTACCCATAAATGGTTCTAACATAGCAATTAATTTGGCTACTCCAGAAATAAATGATACTAAAGGATCTAATATAACTAATAAAGGTTCAAATAAATTAACAAATAATTCTTGTAATTTATTCATTACAGCAGTAAATCTTTGAGCCATAGATACTTGCTGTCTTAAACCTTCAACACCATCTTGTGCTAATTCTTTTTGTGCTTGTGCTAATCCTACTTCTTTTATTCTAGCATTTAATAAATCTTGAGTTTCTTGTGCTTGGTCTCCTGTTAAACCACGTAGTTGTTCTTGTACAAATAAAGTTTTAGCTAAATCTTCTCTATTCATATTAACAGCCTTAGCTATAGATTCCTGTTGGATTCTATTCATTTCACTAAATTCAGCTGCCGTACCAAATTGAGCTGCAATTTCCTCAGCTACTACAGCTAAATTATTATTTAATGCTGCTTGTCTAGCTCTTTCTAAATTAATGTCTTTATTAAGTAATAGTTCTGCTTCTAATTCATCCGAAATAGATTGTTCAAAATTTAATAAACTATCTGCTATACCTTCAACCTGGGATAATTCCATACCTAAAGATTTAGCCATAGAAACTGCTTCTGCTATTAGTTTAGGATTTTTAGCAAAAGATAATGTAGTAGCCGCCGATACCTTTCCTATATCCTTTAATAATTCTTTTTCATTTAATAGAACTCCATTTTGCATAGCTGTAATTTTGGCTTGAGCCATAAATTCACCTGTTATTTCATTAGCACTTTTACCTGTAGCCAATGATATAGCTGCTATGCCTTGTAATTCTTCATTAGTGAATCCAGCCATTTCCCTCATTTCTGTAAGTTGTACAGCTAATTCTCCACTTAATGGGACTGACGTACCTAAAGCTTTATTAACAGATAGTAAAGTTTCTGCTAATTGTTTAGAATTAACAAAAGCATTACCAGATTGCAATCCTACATCAGTTAATTCCATTTTAAGTCGTAGAGCTTCCTGATAGCTCATATTTAGGCCTTGAGCTAATTCTCCGGTAGCTTTATCTATAGACATTATATCTAATATAATTGCTAAAGGACCTAATACTTTTCGAAGTAAAGGACCTAATGCTTTTAATCCCGCTAAAAATGTGCTTTGGCTTTTTGCTAAACCACTTAATTGTTTAGCTATGTCTTTAGGGTTACCTAAACCTTTAGCCCTTAATTGTTTACCTGCCTTCGAACCAAAAACTCCTCCTTCAAGCCCTAAATCTTTAGCAATTTTTTGAGTTATACCTCTTCCCGTATTAATATCAATGTCTAAACCTTCTAAAAGTTTAGATTTTTCCTGCTTATCTAAAAGTGCTTCTCTAGCTTCTTTATTGCCCATATTAGTTAAAGCCTGTTCTGATGCTGCTGTTGCAGCTTTATCTAATTCCGGTGCTAAATCTCTAAAACCAAACGCCTCTGCTATACCTGCTGCTCCTCTAAATGTTCTAACTCCTAAATCACCAGCTATTTTTTCGGCTAGATCTGCTTGTTCTTTTAACCCTTTTACTAACTCTTTACTTTGTGATATTCTTTTACCTATAACACTATTAATAGCTCTATTTCTTTCTAAATCTGTACCAGCTAAAGAGCCCATTTTAGTTCTTAAAATAAGTTGATCTCTTTCTTGTTGGGCTATTTTTTGATTTATACTAGTTAATGCTTTTCTATCTGTAAGAATTTTTTGGTCAAAAGCATAAGCATCTGCTATTTCTTTATTTAATCTTCTATCTATTTGGAGAATTTGGCTTTTTTCAGCCGAGATACCCTGTAGTCCCTTTAGTTGTTCTCTGAGTAGAGAACTATATTCGTCACTCTCTCTAACAGTTTCCCTATCTAGGTCCTTGCTTTTTTGTTTTAATTGAATTTCTTCCCTAAGGAGTCTATTCTTTTTTTCCTGTTCTTGAGACATAGGTATATTTTATTATAAATATTATTATTTATAACTTGTTTTACCCTTGTATTGTTTACTAGCTTCTAAAAATTCGGGGGTATTTACTTTACCGTCTTTATCAATTAAAGTTTTATTATTTTTACTGCCTTTTCTAGCTTTTTCATATTGATCCTTTTCATCATTATAAAATTTTTCTATTTCCGAGAATGTAAATTTACGCAACCAAATAGGCATATTATAGATTGTATCCCAATCATATCCACCTTTACCGTGGAATACAATTTCGTGAATTTGTTTAAATAAATTTTTCCTGATTAGGGGTGCTGCCTTAGATGTCAGGCCAAAAAAAGTTAAGCCCGATGGGCACGGTTACCTCCTCCCCGCTTTCTAAAACATAATTTAAATCTACATCTGGTTGAGTATTTTTAACATGCTCTCTAAAGGCTCTAGCATCACGTGCTAACATATAATTATCAACAAAGTCTCTAATATCTTTAGTGTCTTCTTTACCATCAACAGATGTAATAGTATGTTTTAATCTAGTAGTACTATCTGGGGATGCTTCTTTATTTATTTTCTTTAAACCCGCAATTTCTCTATCAATTGCTTTTTCATCTTTACCATTTAATAATTTATAAGTTAATACAGTACCTGAGTTAGGTAATGTAAAACTAAATTCATTCATACCTTGTTCTAATCCTTTAGTATCAAATGGTTTATTTTCAAATGTAGTTAAATCAATGGTATGTTCTATACCTTTTATTGATACATCATAATTTTTACCATATCCTAAAATACGAGCAGCAATAAAAATGGCATTTTTATCACCTAAAACAATATCATCAAAATTAATATCTTTATTAACTATTAAAGATTTTAATAATTTATCTAATACAATACCTTTTTGAATATAAGATTGATTAGAAAGAATATCTTCTTCCTTTGCAGTCATATATTTAATTTCTACTTTACCGCTTGATAGTGGGTTATCTTTAGGATATACTATACCTTTTGAAGGTAATTCTATCTCTTCTGTGGGGAATTTAAATTCAGCCATATAATCTTTATTTGTTTATAACGTTACTTCTAGTTATACATATCAATATAAAAAAAAAGCTTGGCAAAGCCAAGCTATTTTTAATAGAATTTCTAGGTACTATTAGAAATTTAGAATACAATAATCAGGTTGTACTTCTAAACTTATTTCCTGAGCAGCATTTTCAGTATCCCAATTGAAATCTCCAAAATCGGCTGAAGTTATTAACGCACCTTTAATAATCCATTCAGATACAATATCACCTACAGGTCCTAATACGTCTAAAGTAAGATCTTTTTTATAGAAATCACTATATCCATCTCTACCTGTTACTGATTCGTGATGTAATCTAACCCATTCCATTACTGCTTGCGCTCCTGATGGAGTAATTGGGTCAAATAAAGTCATTGTTATTGGTTGCCAAATTGACTTACCTTTTACATATCTTTGTACATTAATATGGTTTAAAGGTACTGTACCTTGGTTTAAGACTACAGCTCCTATCCCTTTAATTTGGTACGAAGGGATTCCATCCACATAAAGAATAAATCTATTCTTTTGTTTTGGCTCAAATGCTGTAAAAAATATTTCGTTAGGATCTAATACTGCCATTTTATTGTTTTATTTATTATAAATATTCTATTTTTTAATTTTTATGATGGAAATGTTGCTCCAGTTGGTAAAACATTGAAATCTAATATAATGAATTCAGCTGTTTTAGTTGGCTGTAAGAATATTTGTCCTACTAGCTCATTTCTATCTATTACATCAGGTGTATTATTAGTAGCATCCATTACAACTTTAAACGCGAATAATCCTTGTCTTTGTTGTACTGATTCTAAGTATGGATTAACCTGCGCTAAGAAATTATTTCTTGTAGCTATTGTATTTTGTTCAAATACTAGGTTATCTGATACTTGTACTATGAATGATTTTAATGCTATTAATAATCTTCTAACATTTACTCTATCTAAAGCACTAGCTCTTTTCTGTAATGTTTTCTGACCAAATACTACAACTCCACTTCCTGGGAATGTAGCTATTGGGTTAACATTTGCTTCATATAAAGAATCTCTATTACCAGATGTTAATTTTCTTTCTGCCTTAACTACATTTCCTAAAGCTCCTCTAATTAAACCTGCAGGTGCAAACCATGGGTCTGAAGAAGCGTCTGTAAATGCATATACACCAGGAATAAACACTGATGCTGGGCTCCAAACATATTGTCCATTTTGTGGGTTAATTGATTGTAACCAAGGCCAGTAAGTAGCAGCATAAGAGCTATCAAATGAGCTTGCTTGGCTTACTATTGTATTTACTGTGCTATTATAAGGTACTAAATCAACTACCGCTATACAATCCGTTCTACTTTCAGCTAAAGTAACTAATTTATTTACTTGGCTTGAGTGTAAAGATTTAATTAATCCAGGAGCTGTGATAACATTAAAGTTATAAGCATCTTTATTACTTAATAAATCTATTGATTGTGTATAATCATTAGGTCCAATTCCTTGAATATTTGCTGCTGTTATATTTTCATTAAATTTAGCATCATTATTATAGAAATTATCTCCTGTTCCTCCTTGGAAAGATTGTGATTGTGGAACTGGTATACTACCTGTAAACTCTGATTTTGCAGCTCCATTATTATCAAAATATTCTGGAGTTGGTGTGTTTACTGCGCTTACAAATATATAAGCACTTCTATTTGGATAGTCACCATTTGATTTTACATAAAAATCAGTTCCATCTTGTTCTACTGTAAAGAAACTATCACCAATCGCTTTAGCAACATAATTTTCTGCTGCTGGGTCCATTGATAGGTTATTATATTGTTCTAATATAGATTTTTGTGATGTTGTATCATTACCTCTTCTTACAGCTAATGAAAATTCACCAGAAGAAGTATTGGCAGATGTTACTTCAATTCTAATATTATCTACTGAACCACTAATTAAAGTTCCGTTAGCACCATCACCTGAACCTGTAAAGTTGTTCATTATAGTACCTTCAGAAATAGTTTTAAATGTTACAGCTGATTGTCTAGCTAAAGCATTTGCATCAGTTAATCTAAATTCTACATTTGTAGAACCACCTATATCACCTGATGATATTTGTATAAATTCATTTAGTAAGTAACCTGATCCACCATTAGTTGCTTGTATTTTAGTTACTGCACCACCTGCTACTGTTACTGTTACTGCTAAAGCTGTACCTGAACCTCCAGTTGGTGATACATTATATACACCATTTGTTCCGTCTGAAGTGTTAGTTGTTATTAATGTTTCTAGTGCAAAAGATTCTATTACTGCTCCATTACCTGCGTTGTTGTTACCTACTGAAGATGAAGCTTCTGTAAAGGATCCACTAACAACTCTAGTTACTAATAGGGATTCACCACCTTGTTGGAAATAATTTTGTGCTGCTGCTGAATTCAGGTATGAATAGTAACGAGAACCACTTTCAACTGTTCCACCAAAAATGGCTTCATATTGTGAAAATGAAGATACTGCCGTTGGGATTCCAACTGGTCCTTTAACAGCTGGACCAATTATTGCCGCACCAAAAGTAGCTGGAGCTGCGCCAATAAATGATTGGTCATTTTCTCTTGCTAATACACCTGGAGATATTAATGTTTCTGCCATTGTCTTATATTATATTTAATATTGTTTTATTATAAATATTAGAAACTATTTCAAAAAACTATTTTGACGGTGTAAATTCTCCTTTTTCTAGATCTATATTACCATCACCATACTTTTCGTTTAACTCTTTACCAAAGGTTGTTTGTTCTACAGTTAAACTACGAAATTTTTCTAATTCATTTTCTTTTTGCTCCTCTAGAGCATCTATTCTTACATCTATTGTTCCAAGAGTGACAATAATATTATTATTTCTTTCTTGAAATTCTTTTAATGATTGCAACTCTTTATCTGATAACTTTTTACTTTCCATAATTTGTAATTTTTATTTATTATAAATATAGTATACCCTACTTAAAGTCAACTTCTATGCCTACCATCGCTAGTAGGATTTTTAGTAACAACACCAGCTGTTTCAACTTCACTTACTACTTCATTTGTTATAGTAACTTTAGCCTTAGAATTATACTTTTTAGTAGAAGCTAAATCTTTTTGAATAGTATCTGGTATAATATATCCACGTAATCTAATATTAAAGGTACCAGTAACCAACCTATCTTTATTTACTGTTAATTCAGTAGCAGTAGTAAACTGATCTATATAAGCTCTAAACATATATCTTTCAGGATCACCCCAATAAGCATCAGATGCATATTCACAGGCTTCTATTATTTTATTTAATTGTTCCATGTAATATGTTTGAACTAGTACACTATATTCCATAGTTACATAATCTGGTTGAGCTACAACTTGGAAGGTTTCAACTGGTTTTCTATTATTTAGTGTAGCAAAATTGCTATAAAAGTTCTTTTGACTAAATTGTTTAGAATATATACCATATAAATTAGGAAAGTTAGCATCTAATTTATTAGCTACAGTTCTATCTTTAGCTAATGAATCTCTTTTTATTACCATTATAGGTAACATAATAGCACCATTTTTATCTCTATAGTATCCATCTCTTTGAAATGATTTCCATCTTTCAGGCGCACCATAAATTATTGGCACTTCTCTTCTTTGACCATTTTGGTATACAAATGGTTGTATTTTATTTTCAAAATACCAAAATATAGCTTCATCAATATCCATAATACCAACAGAAAACTGTTTAGTATCATCTTCTTTATAACTTAATTGAGCTGATCTATTATGTTGTATACCTGTTTCACTATAATTAGGGTTATTAGGTATATTAGCATCATTAGGATTAGTTTGTACTCCTTGCTCTTCTCTACCCTTAAAAGCAGAATGTTTATTTCTACTTAGGGTTAACTGGGATTTTGGTATTGGTTTTCTTGGTTTAGCCATTAGAATCTTTCTGGATGTGGTGATAATGATAATTTGTCTGCTGGTATGTAATAAGTAGATACTAAAAGAGATACATTATTGCCATATCTATCTAAACCAGGATTAAGTGGATTAGGTTCTCCATCAGAATCATTATTAGGGAATTCAGGATTTTTACCTCCCCAATATTGATTTTCTATAGTACTTTGTACTCCAAAATAGGCTTCTTCATATAATATAATATCACCTACTCTTGGTACAATATCTTTTTCTACTAAATCATCCCTTAAAAAATAAAATTCTATAGGTTGATTAAATTGAATACCTTCTAAATTTTCTATATATTCCTGATTTGCTCTATTTATAAAAACATTGAATAAATATGGACCATCAAAATATTTTTCTTCAGATGCTTCACCATATAAATTAACTTTAGTTTGTTCTAATTGATATTGGTAAATAGCGCATTGCTGAGTTACAATATTACCCATTAATTCTCTATTGAGATGCCTCATTAAAGACCAATCTCTATCTCTGGTAAACATTGCCATATTATCCTATATAAATTGTGTAAGGAACCTGTTGCAATTCTATCATTTTAGATTCTGCTTCAGAGGCCCTACGGTTTAGTAGTGCTTGTCTTGATGTTTCATCAAAATAAGCTCTTAATCTTTCTATTAAGTTAGTTTTTTCTGTAGTAGCAGCTGATATTAAATCACCTTGATTCAAATTAACTTCAGCGTTTGGTATAGGTATACTACTATACTTACCTCTAACATAACCTAACATTTCTTTAGATAATGCTAAAGTATACTCAAATATCCATTGTCTACCTACTGAATTTATTTGATCATAATTAGGATTTTCAAATGGTGTATTTGATACATTTGTAATTCTATCTGGTGTTTGTTTAACAGCAGTAGCCATTCTTTCATCTCTTAAAATATATTCAAACCATACTTCACCTGCTGTACAAATAACATTTATATTTCCTGCAGTTAGGGTACTTGTTAAATCACCACTAGCTGCTGTAAATCCAGCTGATACTAAATCAGCTTGAGATATTGTAATTACATCTCCCACTACATAACCACTACCTGTAGTAACTACTTGTAACTTAGTTATATTAGTTCCATCACTAAAAACGGCTCCCGTAGCTCCACTACCAGAAACACCAGTTAAAGCTAAAGCTGATGATGTAATAGCTGCTGTGGTTGTAGGTACAGGTGTATCTAATGGTAACTCATTATTAAGTATTAAAGAATTACCTTGTTCTCCTGCTGGGTCTTGATTATTAGGTATTGGAAATATTCTTAACTTATCATTTCTAATTTCAAATGTATAATTAGATAATCTAACCATTTCATTCATTTCTATTTGTTGGATAACTTGTAAATCGAAATTAAGAGGAGCCATTAAATAACCCATTCCCATTCCAAAACCTCCAAATCCAACTATACCTGCTGCAACTGCACCTCCAAATCCAAATCCATCATAAGGGTCTAAATATCTAACTGATGCTGGATAAGGTGGTTGATAAAATACTCTTTTAACTTCTATACCATTAGCATATTCCGAACCAGTTAATCCACTTCCAGTCATAAATGTAGAAAATGAATAATCCTGTACACTAGCTGTTAATGCAAAAGAACCGGAATAATACGGTACATTACCACCGGAACCTGCTTCTGCACCATATTGCTCAGTTAAACGAACTATTGGTTCAAATGTTGGATTTAATTGAGCTGTATTTAAATCAGATCCTGTAGATAATCCTTCTAAAGATAATTGATTATCTCTTATTTTATAAGCATATAACTCATTACCATAAGTAGTAACGGCTTCTTCAAAAGCAGTAAATATTGATCCAGATTGTAATTCTATATCTACTAAAGGATAACCTAATCTAGAGGTAACAAATTTAGCTACTTTAACAGCATCAGTTTGGAAATCAGATTGTGCATTATAAAATCCAAAAGGTACAGCATTTTCATTCCAAATAGGACAACCATCATAAATTGGTATATTCATAATATAGTATTTTGTTATAAATATGAGAAAAAAAAGCCCAGACTATGTCTGGGCTTAATTTATTGAAAGTCTAGATTAGTACCTAATATTATAGAGTATCTAAACCAGCAACTTCGATAGTACCGTAGAATTCTGGTCTTACCATTTTCTTAGCATATCTAGTCAATAGACCCTTTCTAGGTACGAACGTATCTGGATCGTATACTAGTGGAGTCATAATTAATGGAATATACGGAGCAAATACAGCACCACTTTCTAGGAACTGTGAACCTCTAAATCCTAGTAAGATTTTGTTACTAGTCATGTAAGGGTTTTTATATACTTTGTATCTACCATTTAATTGACCTACTTTCTGTACACCAAATGCATAATTAGCTTTTGCTGCATCACCATCTGAATCAGCTGCGAATCCTGGAATACTTTCTAGGATTGTACCGATTGTTGGAGAACATACTAAGAAATTAGCACCACCTCTTAAAGTTTTCTGGTGGATGATGTTACTCACTTTTTGGATTTTAGTTCCTAAAGTTTGGAACCACTGTCCTTGTGAGTTGTAGAAATTCAAGTCACTTACCGCACCTGTTGAGTGTACGATAGCTTCATTGTTTACTGCAGACCAAGCTTCAGTAGCTGCAGAAGCGTCATCTAATAACATTCCTAAGATTTCTAAGTCGATTTCTAATGAAATATACTCACTTAAGATTGATGTTAATTCTGCTTCAGCGTCTAATGCATGGTATGCATTCAAGTCTTGTGCAAACTCAGGAGTCCATACAGCTTTTAGTTTTCTAGTTTTAGCAACTATTGCAGATGATTTCATCTGAATGTTGATTTCTGGAATAACTTGCTCTGGGCAACATCCTGCAGCTACACCTGAACCGCTTTGTTTGTTGAACGAGTTAGGTAATTCTGCACCCGCTTCAAAGTCACCTCTGTATCTATCAGTTGGTTGGATTTGGTATGCTACTGCTACTTCACCGTCAGCTGCTAATGCACCGAAAGAAGAAGTTCTTGCAATAAAGTATACGTGTCCATCATTATCGTAGTGTGTTAATGCACTAAACTGCTTACCAGCAGATCCAGTGTTGTGTACAGCTACACCACCGTTAGATCCTGAGAATATTTGGAATCCTTGTACTCCAGCGAAATCAGCAAATGCTAATGATCCTGTAGGTACACCAATTTTTACTAGCTCATTCGCTACAGCAGAAGCTGATAACGTAGCATCGTAATCTACATCTTTCCAAGAAGCTGTTGCTACTGTTACACCAGTAGAAACTAATGATTGTGTATTTTGGATAGAATATCCAAATCTACCTTCACCATATAAACCACCTACATTTGTGTTACCAAATGGGTTGTTAACTCCACCGCCTGTACCATATAATGATTCACCAGCTTTGAAAGGTGTTTTATTATTTCCATATTGGAAATCTAAGAAGAATACTAGACCAGAAGGAAGATTCATTGGTTGAACGCTAACAAATTCTTTTGCAGCAATCTGACCAAATACTTTTCTTACTAATGGTAAAGCAACTCCAGCCCATTGACCACCGACATTAACGGCAGTTTGGCTTGAGAAAGTTCCTGAAGAAGCAGCGCCTCCACCAGTTAATGAACTCTCTACAACAAGTTGTTTAGCTTGGTTTTCAAGAATAATACCCATGTTATTTTTATGAGCACCTTCTAACCCCTCTAATAGACCTGTTTTTTCCCACTTACCAGCTAATTTAGCAGCATCACTTTGTAGTGATTGGTAAGGGTTCGCGCTTTCTAATAAAGTATTTAAACTCATCGTTTTAAATTTAATAGGTTAATAAAATTTTTAAATTAATCCCGCTAGCTTACGCATACGGTCATACACAGCATTAGACTCAATTATAGGTTGTTTCTGTGATTTAGGTTCTAAACCACTAGCTTTCGAAGCTGAACCTTTTCTAATTGATTCATTAATTGAAGATTTATCAATTAAACCTTCTTGTAATGTTTCATAGATAGTTTTAGCTTGTCTAACATCCTTAGCTTTGTCAAATGCTTTTAATACCTTAACTTTTTTACTTTCGGTTAAGTTTTTAGCTTTGAAGATTTTGTTAGTGTAAAGAAGTTTAGCATTTAAAAGATTAACTTCATTTAGTTCAGTTTTTAACTCATTTACTTGAGCTATAGCTGCTTCTAATTCTTCTTTCATTTCAGAATCGCTTTCACCGTCTCTTGACATATCTAATGTCATTTTTTGTGCTTTTGATCTGTCTTTGAAAGGTTTTCTCATGTCGCCTTCTCTTTTTTCTTTTTTAGACATTTCGTCTATCTCTTCTTCTTTCACTTCCTTTTTCTTTTTATCTTCTGGCTTTTTCATTTCTTCGTCAATTTCTACGTCTACGTCTACGTCTTCAACGTCTTCGACTTCAACTTCGTCCTCAACAAATTCGTCTCCTGGCTCAATTTCACCATCAACGATCATATCTTTAATGACATCTTCAATGAATCCTTTTAGGTCGTCTTCAGACATATCTTCAAGGTCAATTTCCTTGTCTTCCATGTCTTCTTTTTCGTCCTTCATACCATCTTTGTAGCCTTCCTCTTCAGCATCAGTTCGAGCATCTTCAGAAACTTCTTCTGATTCTTTCATTTCCTTTTTCTTTTTAGAATCTTTAGAATCTTCCATTTCTTCCTCCATTTTCTTTCTCTTTTTGGAGTTGTCCATGTCTTCCATTTCTTCTTTCATGCCGTCCTTTTTGTCTTTAGATTTGTCTTCTTCTGAAATTTTTAGATCGTCAATTTCATCTTCAGCGTCATCCTCAGATTTTTTTAAGATTTTCTTAATATCTGATTTTGCGTCTTTAAATCCATCTTCGTATCCTTCTTCTTCAGCATCGGTACGTCTGTTTTCATCTACATTGTCATCTTCGGATAATTCAGCTAATAGCTCGTCTAGATCAATTTCTTCTTCTACTTCATCTTCCTGAACTGTAGACTTACCAACCTTGTGAGGTACTGGATTTACAGGTCCACCATCCGGGTCCATTTCGTAGGAAGGAGAATTTTTTCTTCTAAAGCTAACAGCATCCATTTCTTTAACTTCTTCTTCTTCTTCCTTTACTTCCTTACCTTTTTTCTTTTTTCCGTCCATTTCTTCTTTTTTGATATCGTCTTCGTCATACATTGTATCGTATCCTTCTTTGACTTTATCATCATCAGAATCCATTTCGTCTAACTTTGCAGCTAGCATAGTTTTAAGGTGTGGAGTAAAAGCTTCTTCAAGAGCAAGTTTGGCGTTTGCGATTGCAGTTTCCTTAACGGCTTTAGCATCAGCAATTGCCTCTTTTAGCAAATCTCTGTTTGTTGCCATATCCCAAAATTTAAGTTTGTGAAATACGCTTATTCATGAAGCGCAATAGAAAATTTTACATTATTGAACACCATATAGAATGATGGTGTATTACGGTTATACGTATATGAATATTTATTAAAATCGAGAAAATTACACTATAGGGCAAGATCCTTTTGAACAAAGGATTTCAGTAACTATCTTATTAACTTTAGTATAATCAAATATTTGGGGTTCTTTTCCTTCTTTAATTACTTCATGCATATAAGAACCAGGATTAGAAGGTGTAGAAACAAAATCCCAACAAAGTAATTCAAAATCATCTTGTACTTCCATTACATTACCCCTTTGTTCTAGTGAACCCATACCTCTAGATGATACACCAACTGTAACACCATTTTTAATTAATTCCTTTAATATATTTCCTGATGGGGTAGGTAGAATTTCAATAACTCCTTTAATATTATCACCATCCCAACTATATTCCCTAATTAAATGCGATACATTTTTTAGATTAACTACCTGGGATTCAGGGTGGTCTAACTCTCCTACAGAACGTCTTTGTTCTATAAGTTCTTTATATTTATCCATTTCTCTTTCCCATAATTCTCTTGCGTAATAACGACCATTACCATTTTTTACTTCAGCAGTAGCTAATACCCCTTCAACAAGTAAATTGCCTTCTTTAGTAACATTTTCTGTTATTTGTTGGGGTGACGCCTTAAACGCGTGCGTTTCTATTAGTAATTGCTTCATTTAGAATTATTTTACCCTTCTCTTTTTTTCATTTTAGCAGTTGGTCCTGAACCTGCTCCTGCTCTTTTTCTATTAGCAATAAATCCTGCTACTCTTTTAGCATCTTCCTTATCATATCCCTTAGCTTTATCTACTTTTTTTACTAAAGAATCAAATGATTCATTTTTAATATCATCCTCTTCACTATAGCAATGAGCTTCATCTACTACTTCGGGCATTTGAAATGATTTACCAGACATTTTTTCATACAATTTTTCCATTTTAGCTTTTCTTTTTTCTAAAAGCTTAATTTCTTTTTGCATGTCCTTCATTTTTTTCTTATCTACTAATTCTTTTAAATTATCATCCTCATTAATAGAACCTACTCTATCTATTTTTTCCTGAATATGGTTAGTTAAATATTCTAATTGAGCTTCTAACTTAACAATGTCTCCTTCTTTACCTATTTCAGCTAATTTAGTATCTATATTTTCTTTTTTCATTTTTTTCTTTGCCATATTAGCTTTAATAGCCTTATCTCTAGCAGCTAAATAATCATCAGAATCAACATCACCATCACCATCATGATCTTTACCTTTAGCTTCATCTACATCATCCTCACTAACATCCATACCAGCTTTTTCTTGAGATGCTTCTATAGCTTTTTGTCTTGCTTCTTCAACATCTTCATCCATAGGTAATTCTGGTTCTTTGTTTTCCTCATTTACATTAACCCAATCAGAACTTGCTGTTTCTTTTAAACCTTCTTTTTCCAACATTTGGTTAATAACTTCACTAGACATAGCAGCTAAACTATTAGGATTACCAGTAGTAGCTACCATAGATTCATTAATTAGATTTTTATCTTTTAAAATATCATTCACAGATTCTTTAACTACTTCCCATTTATTATCTGAGTCCTGAAGTTTTTCGCTAAACCCACTACCACCATAAGTTTTACCTGCATTCTTTTTAACACCAAATCCCGGGGCATCTTCAGTATATCCTAATCCTTGTACACCAAATTGTCCTTCTTTGACATAAAATAAAGCATCTTTAGCTAAATTTTTGATTACTTTTTCTTGTGCTTCTTCTAAGGTTAAATTAGGATCATTTTTAATTTCACAATATACTCCATTCATCATTTCCTGAGCGTTTACATTGTTAATGTTATCTACCTTAGGTGAATAGTCATAATTATGAGAGGCAATATTTTCAACACCATCAGATACTTGCTTGTATCTTCCTGCTGCTCCATATTCTACTTCAAATTTATAATTTGGGTCTGAAGAAACTTTATCTTCTTGTTCTTTAGTATTTACTTTATTATAATCGTTGTTAACAATAGGATTTAAAGAAGACTTACCAGCTTCTGATAAGAAGTTTTGGAATTTCTTTTCCCATGATTCTTTTTTAGTACCTTCCATAGTATTAATAGGTTTTAAATCTATGTAATTTTCGCTAATTACATTTCTTTTTTTAAGTATATGAGTAGCTTGGTCGTAAGTAGCTGCCTCGTTTATCATCCCAGGGAATTGTTTTTTAGCCCTTTTTAAGAAAACGTCCTTATGACCTTTTCCATTTTGGATCATGTTATACTGTTCTTGTAAAGTTTTCATATTACTCATCTTTGTCTAATAGTGTTTTAATATCTTTTATATAATCTTTAATTAAATCTGTTCCATATACTACAGAATAACTTTTAGGTTCTACGTCTCTATAGTATTTAATAGTCTCTATTTTAGCCTGTCTTAATGGTTTAATTAGAGATTTTAATTGATCCTCTATATCATCAAAAGCATCAATTCTTTCTTTTTGAAACTTTTCTAATCTATCGTCTTCTTTAATTATTCTATCTTTCATATTATACATATTAGAAGAGTTTCTTAACTTCGAGTCCTGAACCTTTTTGCACATAAGTGCCATTTTTAGTTTTAGGAACTAATTTATATTTAAATCCCTTAACATAATAATTATCAGTAACTCCATCAGGTCCAGCTTTAGGACCAGGTCCTAATGATGCTCCTGGGTTTTGGCTTTCATTTACGTTAGTAGTTGTTTTTAACGTTTTAGCTAAATTAAGAGCCTTTAAATATTTTTTATTTTTTTCACTAGGATTATCCATTTTTTTAATACGTGATATTTCCTTAGTTATTTTAGATAATGGGATTTTTTCTCCCTTAGGTATATTTAATCTTTTTCTAACTGTACCCTGTTTTAAATTACCTGCTTTTTTACCTTTGGCAGCCATTTTTTCATAGGTATCACCTTCACCTAATCCACCTGGTCCATTTAATTTTTTACCATTTTCATCTCTGTCATACCCACAAGTACCTTCATCTACTTTACTTACTTCTTTTTTAGCCTCTCTTTTTAAAGCATCTAAAGCTTGTTTAATGTTAGAAGGAGCAACTATAGAAGCGTTCTCATCTGACATGATTTCGTCTATAATATCTAAAATAGCAATAGCAAATGATTTAGAGTCTTTTATAAAATCTCTTAATTTAATATTATTAGAGGGCATTAAATCAATAACATCTACCTTAAAATCATCATCCTGTTCAGTTATTCTGGTAATTCTTTTATATTGATCCGGGTATTCATTTCTAAGATGTGTTCTTACCTTATTTCTTATAACCCTAATATCATCATAAAATTGTCTAAATTTATTATCATCTTTAGTTTTAACATAAACTCTTTTAGCTGTGCCAACTAAATCATCTAATTCATCATATAATTTATCAAACCCAGGTAATTGCTCTACTTTCCATCTAACTGCACCAGTTTCAGGGTCTATATCAGTAATAGTAGACTTAGTAGTACCATCATCACTAATAGTAACTTGGCCAACCTCAAATCCTCTTTGTGGTTTATCTAATTCTTTTTCAGCATCTTTTTCTGATGCTGTTTTTGACATTTCGGAAAGTTTATACTTGTACGCCATTTGCTACTTGAATTTCTTTAACTAGTTCATAATATTGTAACAAATCAACTAAATTATCATTATCTACTTTATCAGTTTTGTCTAATTCAGTTAATAATTTAGCTACTTCTGTTATTTTAATCTTTGTAGCTTTATCTTTTATACTTTTTGACGTTTCAGATAATATATCTTTTAATATATTAACTTTTTTATTATAAAATTCTCTAAGAGATGGAGTAGAATCAATAGAGTAAATAAATTCTTTAAGTATTTCTTTTTGTTCCATACTTAAATTATCATACTTATCATTAAATTTTTCTAGTAAAACACGATAAGTTAATTGTCTTAAATCTTTTTCATATCCTGAAAATTCACTTAATACCTCGTCTTGATTTTTATCTTTAACTTCAGTTTTTGTTAAAAATTCCAATAAAGTAATTTTATTATTATTAATTTGATTAACATCTGTAGATTCGGAAGAATTATATCCCTCTATTAGTGTATAGACTGATGCTATTTCTTTATAGTTACTTATTTTAGCACCAAAAAATGATTCTAAATCGTAATGTTTTTTAATTTCTTTAATTAAATTATATTTTTGTTTTCTTAAAGTAGATCTATTAAATTTTTTAGAGCTTTCTAAAATTGTAGAAATTAGTACATTAGCTCTACTTTCATTTAAAACCTTAGATTTCATTATAGATTCATACAATTTATACTCACGACCTAATTGTGTTTTAACAAAATTATCTTTTAATATGTTAATTGCAGGAGAATCCCCACCTTTTAGGGTATCTGCAGTGATTTGTCTTACTAGTAATTCAAATAATATACCAGTATTCTTATACTTTGAATGTTTTATTTTCATCAAAAAATATATTTATTTATAAATATTAGCCTTTTAGTTGAGATTCATCAAGTAAATTACTATCCTTTTCGTCTCTTTCAAATACTAATTTTTTCTTTTTAATCCCCTTAAATAGATCCTTATTTTTTAGTAGAGTAACTTTAGGACTTTCAAATTCACTAATACCCATTCCATCACCATCATTTTTATCTTTATCTTTCATACGCTTAACTCCTAATGGGTCTTTTCCGAAATTATTCTTTTGTTTACCTCTACTAGTTATAGTATCTATAGGCCTACCTAATTTAGGATCATCATCAGCATAACCAGCTGGTACATTACTAGGGTCGGATTGCATTCTACCTACTCCATATAATGAAGCTAAATCATGAGGTGTACCATATGATTTACCAGTAGCAACTGGGTCATTACCTTCTGCTTCTATTTGTGCATTTCTAAATTTACGTTTAGAATCTTCTCTTACTAAATCTCTATATTCATCATATTGATCTTCACTAAAGTGATATACATTATGATAAATCCAATCTGAAGGAACTAACTTTTGATCTAATAAAGATTGTGCTAATTCAGATTTAGATTTTAATAATTCAATTTTTTCTTGATCATATATAATTGATGGTGTAGTCATTGATAATTCAAAATTAGTTAATGACTCATCAGTATAACCTTGAGTATATAAATGTACTAATGCAATTTTATTTAATTCTGATAAAGCTATTCTTTGAATTCTATCAATAGTACGAGCAAATCTAATATCCTCTGCAGCTAATGTAGCCTTACCTTCTATATTTTCATCATATCCTAAGAACGCTTTAGGTATTTTTAAAGCCGCAAATAATTTATCTCTTAAATATTCTACATCTTGTATACCATCATATGATAAACCTGGTGTAGTATCTATTTTAGTAGCTTGATCATTACCTCTTACTGGGATATAAAAATCCTCCATCATGTTTTGCATGTTATATCTAAGATTATATTCACCAGTTTTTTCATCCATAAATGGAGTTCTTTTCATCGTAGATATTGTTTTTTGCATAAATGCTTCTACTTCATTAGGTGGTATAGCTCCTACATTTACATAAAATACTCTTTTTTCAGGTGCACGTGCAATTCTATGAATTAACATTGCATCCTCCATTAAAGTATATTGTTTAAATAATTTTCTAGCTGGCTCAATATATGCTCTACCATAAGGAAGATAATTAACATCTGCCACAAATCTAAAATGTGCCATTTCGTAATTATCATAAGTTATTCCTCCTCTATCATCTGGTCCTGTATTAGGTACATTGTAATAACCATAAGAACCTCCTGCAAATCCATCTGGGTTCCATCTATATTTTACTTCTGCTGGGTTGTCTACATTAGCTCCCTCTATCCTTTCAATATGGTAAGCAGTATAAGGAATAACATTATAAACACCAAATTTTTCAGCTATTTCTAATTTAAGGAAAAAGTCACCATACTTACACATTTGTCTTATCCACATCCATAAATTAAACTCAATGTTAAGTACATCATAAAATAAATTATATAATATTTTTTGAATATCTTCATTAGAACTTCTAATTTGAAGTACTTCACCCATATCATTTTTAAGAGTAGATTCATCAGAAAGAATATCTAATGCTGAAGCTATAATAGCATCTTGATCCATTACATCATATTCCGAGTATAATTGAGTTCTTAAATACTGATAATTTAGATTAAATTGAGCACCGTATAATGAAGAAGGTGCAGTAGAGTATACTCTATTAAATCTATCAATTAAAGCATTAGTTTCATACTCACCACTAGTTTGAATGTGGCCTGAGTCTATTGTTTTTATTTGATTACCTCCTACGTTTCTTATAACTACATCAGTGGAAAATAATCTTCTTAATCTTGAAAATACACTAGTATTTGCCATGTTTATATATTATTATTGTTATAAATATTATTATAATAACCAATCAATGTTTTCTTTACCATCTCTGGTGTTGATTTCATATGGGTTTTTAAAATTAGGGTTATTTTGATAACCACCTACATACTTAGTTTGGCCAGTAGACATGTTATTTAATGATTGTTTAGTTAATTCAATTCCTCTTTGTCTAAATTTAAGTGCTGTGTCTCTAATATACATAGCAATACCAAAAGACATTACTAAATCATCATTATAACCTGATTGTGCTTCAGGTCTTCCATTACGCCAAATAAAAGTTTTCATTTCTTCTATTAACCTTTTTGATTGTATTGTTACTCCTTTATCTCCTAGATATTCTTGAAATTTACCTATTACCATAGGTCTAGTTCTAGATGACATAGTAAAACCAGCCACCTTTTTAGAATTATCTTGATATCGTTCAAAATACGAACTAGCATTTGCTTCTCCACTCTTTTGTGAATAATAAAGGTTTTGATAATTTCTATCAATAGCAACCTGTATTGTTGCCCAGCCAATATTAGCATTTTCTATAACTAACATAGCTTCATTGTACTCAGTAGCTAAACCAACTAGTAAATGACCATATTCTTTAGTGCCTAATTGGCCTTTATATTCCGCTACCTGTACATTATTTTGGGTATCAATAACATGACATGCAGAATAATCTTTTCCATCGCCTCTGGATACATCAGCAACTACCATATAATCCCTAGAATAATCAGGTGATTCCCAAACCCACAAATTTTGATCAGCACCTCTTCTTTCCATAGGATCCTTTATATAAGATTTTTCATAATATTCAATATATTCAGGGTAAAATACTATATCACCAGAAGTGCTAAAATCACAGTCACATTCTTGAGCTGCCATTCTAGGATCGCCTAGTAATTCATCTTGCCTTTTTCTCCATTTTTCATCTCTTTCAGGATGAACGTACCAAGGTAATTTTATAGGTAAAAAATCATTTTCTGCTGCTTCCGCTCTAGTCCATGTTTGATGAAACCAATTTCCAGTACCATAAGGAGTACTTAATGCTATACACCCACCACCAGTAGCTAATGTTTGTTGTGCTGAAGCCCAAATTTCTCCAATATTTTCAATAAATGCTG